GTCCGAATTACCCGTAGCAGGGGTATACGTTAAAGAACCTAGATTATCGTAGTTTAGCAGTTGCCAGAGCATGTCTCATTGCCGCCTTTAGCTTCTTTGGATAAATTATACTTGCATACTTGTTCATACGCTGTTCAAATTTCAATCTTGGTGTATAACTTATCCTGTTTGGTATGAAGTTTAACATCTTCTTTGCATTACCAGCACTGGTTCGCATATAAACACCAGCCCTACGTCCTTTGCCTAATGGGTGCGTCTCTGCTGGTACAAAGAATTGTTTTCCCTTGCTGCGACTACGCATCTGTGGATCACGCGCCACTTGCATGGCTGACATCATTTTATTTCTAAAGCCTTGTGACATATTACCAGCTTTATTTAATGGTGCTGCTTTGGTTGGTACAAGATGTTGCAATAATCCTGAATATGGTAAGTTCATTGCAAAAGCTTTTTCTATTCCTGTTTGTGGCCGTAGTCCACCATCTTCCTGAACTTCTAGATAATGCTTACCGACTGCTTTATCCTTACGTCTAATCTTAACTGATGTTTGCCCCTTTTTTGCAAATCGAAAGAAGAAAGCATTTAAGGTAAACGCCACGGGTCTATCAAAGATCATTTGCATATCTTGTTTATTTTTCTTGATTAACGTCTTGGCACTTTCATTTAATGCACGGGAAATAGCAAACGGTGTTTGCCTAGCTATCATGTTGGACATTTTAGCATTTACTATCTTTGAATTGGATGTGAACTTAAATGACATTACCATAACATACCCTAAACAGAAATAGTTGACCCCGTAAAGAGGCCAACCATTCATGGGTGTGAAGCCCATTGGGGAGAAATAATGTCGCGCCTAAACAGAAACCATTAGCACAACTATGACTAAGTATACCAAATATAGCCCTGTAAATCAATCTATCCATTATTTTGTGACCCATTGTGTATGGCTTCTAATATGCTCCATCAGATCAGTCATTATATACGGAAAGTCTTGCGGTGGTATTATTCCTATCAACTTACCATCCAGCCATATTCTCAGGCCATCATCATATACTGCATACCTCAACATTTATTTTTCTCCAATTCGTATTTACGATTTAATATTATTTGTCTTTCTCTTTCAGTCCACTTTCTAAACTGGATACCTGTAACTTTAGACCTGTTAGCAAACCCGTTTAATTCTTCTAAACTGCAAATAGAATTAACCTTTTCTTCTATCGTCTCCAATCGTTCAATCTTTATAGTTCCATGTGGATGGATGGTAATGCGACCGCTGGGGCTGGTAATAGGGGAACCCCTAGGGTTTCCCCTTTCCTTCCAAGCCACCAACAGCTTGGTAATTTCCCTTTCCAACCCTTTCCAACCTATTTCCAACCCATCATTCACGGTATAGCAACCCATTGTTTAGATTGATTTTTCTCATCTATACGCTTGGAAAGCTTATTTCCAGCCACCATTCCAGCTATCCAATTGTGAACAGTCTTTTTAGTAACACCCTTGGAAATGGCAATTTCCAGCTTCAAAGCCGCCTGATCTACCCATTTTTCGCCAGAATGTTCTGCTATATGTTGGACTGTTTCCATCACGATTTCTTCAGGATCATCTTTAGTCGCTTCATTATATTCCACATTCTCCAACGCCAATGAGGTCACCGATTTCATAGATTTAGTCATTAGCTCAACCTGATGTTTAATAAAGGCTAATGGCTTTGGTTCAGGTGCGTCTTTCATTTTGGTAAACTTTATATGTGTATCAAACTCACCTACCTTTTGCACCTGAAATTCAGCGTCCAGAGCGCCAAGCCAAGCTGATGAACCTCTAGCCCTATCTTTTGTTCCATGCCCTGTATGATGCGCTACAAGCACTGTGCAAGCAAATTCATCAGCTATTTTATCTACTGATTGAATAAACATCGACATATCTTTTGTACTGTTTTCATCGCCACCCATTGATCTATTTAGGGTATCAATCACCACTAACTTAGGCTGACCAAACTCCTCAGATAATTGTTTTATTGTGCTAAACATTTGCTCTACTGTTTTTTCATCATTCATCACCACTGAGCGATTAGATTTAAAAAACGGTATATCATCAATTGGTGTCTTATTATGTTTAGCCCAAGCTTTACACCGTCTGACAAAGCCGTTATGACCCTCTCCAGCTATGTAAAAGACTGTTCCACCATCTACATCACGGCCATGATAAGGCGTTCCTGACGCAACACAGAGCGCCATATCAACCATTACAAACGTCTTACCAGCCGCTGGAGCGCCAAAGCCACACACTAAAGCGTTCTTTTCCAATATGCCGTCTATTATCCATTCAGGTTCTTTCAGTTCAAGATCACCGATTTTAGACCATAATGGCTTGGGTAACTTAACTTGTTTCAGCCGTTCTGCTACAGCTTTGACACCTTTAGCTTGGTGCAAATCATTAAAATCAAAGCCATCCTCTGCTGGTACTACAAACGGGATACCAGCCTTTTCAGCACATTTCAGCCCAGCAGCGTCATTATCGCCAGCCAGAACGATCGTCAGATTAGGGTATTTATCTTTTACGGCTTTGACTACCTTGGGAATATTACCGCTGTTCAAGCCGTTTATAACGGGTCTAGACGTGCTTTCATGCACTGAACAAGCGTCTGCATAGCCCTCAGTGATATAGACTAGCCCTTCTAGATTATCACCCATCCAGCCAAAGACACCATCAATCTTCATGCCCGTGCTAAATTCTTTTTTGCCACTAGGTGATATTGTTTGTGAGCCTACCCAGTCACCATCCACATTATAGATTTTATATTGCACATCACCGTTATCTAAGACCGCATTATATAGCTTAATACCTTTTCTGATGTGATATGGCTGGCTTGGGTCTACAGGCTGTTTAACGGGCTTGAATGGCTTAATATTATGAAAGTCATAATCATTGGTTTCATCTTGCGGCCACAAATGCATAGCTTTTAAAGCCGATTGTATAGCCTGATAGTCATTACATTGCCGACAATGGACAGATACTTTGCCGTCATAGTCCTTAATCCAGAACCTATCTTTGCCGCCACAATTGACACAACTGCCATGATATTCACCTTTTACCGTTTGTTTAAGCTGCAAATCTGTAATTATTTTTTCGCCCCACTCAACCCAATATGCTGTAGGGTATTTGCTTTTCGTTTCCATATGTTGTAAGCTTTCGTTGTAAGTTCATATTCTGGATTATCTGCTCGTACTAGAAATGGATAAACTGCCCCTAGTTTGCGCTAGGGGCTTTTTCTTTAGAATGGTATTTCATCATCAAGATCATTCTTGACCTCTGTTTTATCGGTTTCAGCTTCCAGCTTAAATTCACCAAAAGGATTATCTGGCTTTTGCTCTACCTTTTTGAATGGATTGCTTGACGCTTGATATTCTTCCTCATCCTCATCACCCATACCATTATCGACTTTACCAAATGGGCTTGATCTTTCTGCTAGGCTGATGACTTGTAAGGCTATTAATCTCAGGCTTACTCCATGCCCTAAAGAGGTGTTGTAAGGGATAAGCTTTACATTCATATTGATTTTTGAGCCAGTAGTAAGCTCAAACTCAGGTGGTAACTTATTGGCGTTACTATCCCATTGGGTGGGTGGATAGCTTGGTTTCCCATCGTAAGCTGCTTTCTTTGCAGCCTTATATTCATATGTGGTTATCCCGTGGTCAGTCGTTTTCTTTTTAAATGGCATTGTCAACGCTGGCCAATCGGCTTCCTTATGCAATTCGTAAGCTTGTTTCATTTCTTTCCAAATTGCTTCAGCTTGTGTTGGTGTCATATCAAAAGACGTTTCATATTTGGCTTGATCGGCTGTGGCTTCACATGGTTCGTTGCCACCTTTCTCACCAAGTTTTTTATTATAACGATATGGCTGGTTTAATCGCGGCCATAGTGCCACCACATCGGCTATCTGTATCTGTTTCCATTTTGACATATTATTCTCCTTGTAAGTAGTCAGGTAGTTCTATTATTGCTTCATCAGGCCAGCCAGTGGTAAATCTTTCAGCTTCATATGCCCGATTGATTTTGTCTAACGCCCGTCTCATCCGTCCACGGCCATAAGATATTACATCCCATGGAATACGAAAGTTCTGTACACAATAAGGATATGTATTCTCCACAGTGATAAATATTATTTCTTCTACGGGTAAGCCTTCATTATATAAGACTTGCTCATACCAAGCACATTGGAGCGCATAGCCGTATTTGTAAAAGTGCTTTTCAAATCCACCATAATCAGGTGAAGCATCTACAGTTGTTTTTATGTCTATTAATCTGCGTTTGCTTGGGCTGTACCAATCTGGACGGCAACGTAAAGATAAACCAGTATCTGGATCATCATTGAATATACTGATTTCCTTCATGGCATCAGGTTCGTTCATTATGTCGATTGCTGGAGCATGGCTTAATACAGCATCTGCTATAGCCTGTACTTCATCGTAATCGCCACTGGTAAGCAGAAGATGATCTTTTGCATTGGCATCCTCTAACAACTCTTTCCACGCATTACCGCGCCTTGTATCTGGCCCTCTGATGATTGTGTTATCTTCTGGTGTGAGTATTAGTTCGTGTGCAGCACTGCCTTTTATCATGGCTGGTGTTGGATCGCTGGGTTTATCTTTCTTTGCTCTCCAGTGCTTTACGCTTTGCTGGTCAACAGCTTTGCCGTCTGATGAGCTAAGTTCTGGACGGCTATGATACTGTCTGTTTGTAAGTTCATAGTTTATCATTATTTCTCCTTAAAATTTATAGTCTTGCTCTTGCCCCATGTATTCCCGTGCTAAATAACAGAAAGCTTCCATACTTATATCAGCCCAGAACCCACATTGTGCATATGCTGGGTTGATCACTTCCATAGGTACGGAGCAAGTTATATCACGGTAATTAAATTTATAGATTACTACAGGCATTTTACTGGCCATAATTGCAGCCCTAGAAGCTTGTCTTTGCCAGTCAGGATCACATTTATTCCCAGACTTATAAGCCTTACATTCTACAATAAATGGAAAGTCTAAATCATCTGTAATTAGATCGCCACGGTCAACACTTCTGTATTGCTCCAAGTCTCTATAAAATTTACAGCCTAGTTCATCATGCAATATCTTAGCAACTTGCAATTCAAAACTTCGGCCTTTTGCTCTTGAATTAATCATTAATCAGCTTTCGGTTTATCTACCTGAATATCATAATCTTTCAGAAGTTTACTTACTGCAATCGTTACTGCTGCTGTTTTGGTAATCTTCATCCTATCATATAATACGTCTAAACCAGCTACTAATTCACTGTCTAAGTGAACATTAATTTGCCTTGATTGTTTCATAAATGATACCTTTTGTTTAGTCATATCTAGAATACCTAACAGCTTTTCTATTATATGCAAGAAAAATCTATTTGACTTCTATAATTTTCTAGAATATTCTAGTCTCATACAAGGAGAAATAATTATGAACTATCAGGAGTTAGCCTAATGTTAATTAAAGAATATAAGTATCGTGGTTATAATATTCGCTGGACTAAGGATAGTAATGGTGTGGATATTATATCTGTATCTCAGACCACTAGAACTTGCCCCATAAGAGGGGATATAGAGCGCAAAAAAATTCGTTGGGGCTTACAGACTTTGACGGAAGCGGAAAATATAGTTGATGATATTTACTGGTTCAAAGATCAGGCCAAGCAATTAAAGAAAACAAAGAAACGTGACTTAGCGTATCGTCAGAAGTGGCAACGTATATATGACAATGACCAACAGGACTTGCACTAATGAAAACAATGAATACCCAAGCTAAAGTCGCATTAGATCAGATGGTTCGCCATCTGAAGCTTGCTTTGGAGCATCATGGTACATTCAGTCAGGAAGTTGTTTTCCCTTCTCAGTACGTGCCTGATTCTCACATAGAGCAAATCAATATTATCATTAAGCATATACGGGAGTTGAATTGATGTTAAGTAGGTGGAAAACGATAGATAGAATTGAGGCAATATGTAAAAAGCATAATGTTATAATAGAGCAGATAAATAATAATGTTATTAAGTTTACAGCACCTCCCGATAAGGTTTTTAGACGCTTTCCGTGGATGGAAACAACTAAATCGTTTTATTGGAGAGAGACTAATTTAATTGGAATTATTGGGTGGGTAAAAATGTGGATCTCACTTTTAGAGGAGAAAAAGAAATAATGAAAATGGATCGGCAAGAGAAATGGATAGCTGTATTGTTTGCCATTATGATGGCACTGGCCGCAATAAATATAGATAAGTTTATGGTGATACAGTGACTGAAGAAAACCTAGTGCTTTATATGCAAAGAATTATTAGATTATGTGCAGCAATGGACGCTAATCCTAATTCATCCAAGTCTGAAACTGATGCAATCAGGGTTATTTGTGAGCATATAATTGGGGAAGTCGTGAGGCAATAATTACTGGTCACTCCGACACATAAACGAAAAAGTTAATAGACCCTTTCTTTAATTTAAATGTTGAAAAACTATTGCCCCGAATTGATATTAACAACTTTATAGGAAGTTACAATGATTAAATACTACACATTCATGGTGCTGACTTACTTTGTGCAAGGTGAGCCGCTAACGCATCAGATACTATTCCCTAGCTATGACGCTTGCAGCTATTCTAAGAGCGCTATGTACGCCATAATGGAAAATCACCATGATACAGTGCTAATTAACTGTAAGGGCACTCCACACGCCTCTAATGAGCTTGTGAAGCCTATGCCACGGCCTTTAGATTAATAGGGTATGTAATATTATTAAACATATTTTGGAGAAACAAATGACATCTTTAGAAGCGTTAAGTAATGCAACAATCGGTTTGCTTATTTCATGGGCTGCAACTTATTGGCTGTTCCCTCTTTGGGGCTTTCAGCCTAATCCAGTTGTTGCTGCTGAAATCACCTTAACATTTTTTGTTCTTAGCTTTGCGAGGTCATACATTTTGCGGAGGCTATTTGCATGGCTATCTTGAAAGAAGAAAGAATAGGAAACCAAAGGCTTATCTTAGGCGATTGCTTAAAAGTCATGCCCTTGCTTGGCAAATTTGATGCCGTTGTAACTGACCCTCCTTACGGAATCAACGAAGGAGGCGACAAAAATAGAAGCAGAGGCAAAAAAGCCTCTGTGGGAAATTACAAATCAGATCAATGGGATAAATCAACTTGTGATGAACATATTAGTTTAGCAAGGACAATTGCAAAATCACAAATCATTTTTGGAGGTAATTATTATGATTTACCCCCATCATCATGTTGGCTTGTTTGGGATAAACAGAACGGCAATACTGACTTTGCAGATTGCGAGTTAGCTTGGACTAACCTAAAAAAAGCCGTCAGACGTATTTACTGGCGTTGGCACGGAATGATCCGTAAAGGCTCAGATATAAGAAGTCATCCAACACAAAAGCCGCTTGGCGTTATTAAGTGGTGCATTAATCATCTACCATTATCTGACACAACAATTTTAGACCCCTTTCTAGGAAGCGGAACAACGTTAGTTGCGTGTCAAAAGCTTGGCAGGCAAGGCACGGGTATTGAGTTAGACCCCGATTATTTTGAGATAGCTTGCAAGCGCGTTGATGAAGCTACGCGGCAACCCGATTTATTCGTTAGCAATGAAAAAACACAAGAATTACCTACACAACAGGCTATGATTTTTAAACAATAGACAAGGCTAATTCTAACGTCTCTTTATTACGCCTTGTCCACCCTTTTCCATAGTGTTGGAAATCATCTAGACTTTCATAGAACTTTTGACGGCCATAATAGTAATTGTCTAATACTTCTTTTGGATCACGGTCATGCACCGCTGCAATGGTCATTTTACCTATCGCACCGTCCACAGTAAGCCCACCAGTAGCCTTTTGCAGTATCTTTGCCGCTCTACTAGGCCCAGCATTAACACACATATCAGCAGTGCTAATATCCACTCCAGACGGCAAATTATCGGCCTTTACTACATCCCAGTAATTCTTTTTGTATAACGGCTTAACATCTTCTTTTGTCAACGCTTTCATAACATCTTTAGGCGCTGCTTTGCCCGTGTATTTAGCCCAGTTCCAAGCTGTAACGCCCCACATAGTAGAACCCTCATTGCCATGCCCGTCACCTTTAGCATTTCCGCTGTCACGCTGGTCATCTTGGAAGCCACCTTCATGTTTAATCAGCATATCGAAAAACATTTTCCAGTTATCTTGCATTTTATTTACTCCACTACTTCTTTATCACCGCATAATCTTTCATACACCATATCGCTTGTATATGCTTCAGCCCATTTGTTTTCAGTAAAGGTGCAAAACGTCCATAGATCATCTACATCCTGATCTATTAAACGTATCATTTCATCTTGGGTTGATACAGTTTGCTTTAGGTGTTCTATGTCATGCACAAGGCCACTGATATACCAGACCAATGCAACCAACTGTACAGCCATTGCAAATACTAATGCTACGGGTATTTTTAAGTCACTCATTTAGCCACGCCCTTAAACTTCTCAAAGCTACGCATACCGCCAAGTCCAAGCATACCAAGCAGAACAGTCATTAAGCTGCTCATGTCAAACTCAGGCAGTGGTGGATGCTGTATGTTTAGCCAGCCTGTTATAAACAGCGTAACAGGTAAGCCTAGAAAGTGCCAAAATAATGCAAGACCACATGTCCAGCCCACAAAAGGACGCCAGCCAGCAATAAATATATTACGCGATTTCGCTTCTTCTTTGTTAATTTCAATTTGCCCACGCGCAAGCTCTTGGGCATGTCTTTCAGCCATTGTAGATATTTCATGTGCAAGCCTCGCTTTCTCATCTTTATCTTCAATTACTTTATCTAAAATATTGCTAACTGGGTCTACCAGCTTACCTAGTAAATCCATCATTGTTCATTCTCCATTTTTATGGTTGTTTTTTTTGGTTCTGCTTTGGCTGCATAAGCGTTAAAACCCATAAAAGCCGCTACTACGCCAGATGCAGCTATAACATAGACACTAGCTATGTCTGTAATTAATGTTGCCGCTTTATCAAAACCAAGAACAGACGCTAACAATATAATGAATGGATAGATTAACATGCCAGCTAACGCAAAGGCTGTAAACCTACGTTCTGCGTTCCTCTTTAAATCGCGGTCTATCATTTCTAATCTGCGATCTTCTAAGGCTAGTTTGTTCCACTCACTTGGTTCTATTACACCATTACCGTTTGTATCAGCCTTTTGGAACTCATTCATTTCAATGACCTCGCGTGAGTTATCGCCACTCTTTTATCTTTGGTGATTATAACAACTTTTCCATTTTTGTCATATACTATGTATTTTCCGCGTCTTTCTACCAAAATCACCGCTCTATCTTAATACAAACTACCTTACTACTGGTATTGGTCACTAATACTTTAGCTTCTGCTTTGGCCGATTTACAAGCTTCTTCACTGCTGTAACTACCTACATGGTAATGGCTAAAGTCTCCACTCACTAGCTGTAACCAAAGCAACACCCACATTACCAACGGCCTTGCCAATTACCCAAAGCATAGAAAAGTAAAAATAAAAGCCCACCGCTAATGCAGAATATTACTGCACCAATCGCAAAATTAATCGCTGCATCTATACGTTCTTGCTTTTTGTATAGCTCATCTTTGCGCTGTTTACGCATCCTTGCCTCAATAGCCAGAACTTCTTTCCAAGCACTAGGCCCATAGGTGAAGCTAATGTGGTCTTTTATCTCAGATCGCATCTGCTCCATTTTCTTTTTATTTGCAAATATTTCTAGTGCAGTTTCTTCATCACTGCCCTTAAATGTCTGTTTCCACCACGGTGGGTTTTTTTCTCTTTCTTCAAGATTAGTAAAATCAGAAAAAGCTTTGCCCCACTGTGACAAAGTTCCAGTCATTTCTTGAATATCCTTGCCCGTAGAAATAGCCGCACGTAGCGTCTTGTACGCCCCTGTCGCTAAAGCTACGCAGCTAACTGGGTCTACCATTACATCCTAGTCAGGATAGAAAGCAGCATAATTATCATAGCGCCAGCAGAACCAACTATAACCATTTCTAGCCTTTTAATTCTAGTAATAGTTTCTTTCCAGCGTTCTTCTAACTGCGTTTCCACTTTGACTACCCTCTTATCTAATGATGCTAATGTTGGCTTACTCATGTTATATCATCCGTTATTTCTATTCTAATGTATCCATTATTAGGAAATGTTTCTATTGTACTATCTGGGTATGTTACTTCAAATTCACCTTGATATGAACCCACTGTGTCAGTATCAGCCGCTATCCAATTATACTGAACTATTCCAGTAGCCTCAGTGACTATCTGTGCTGCCGCATCAACTGTGATTGCACTTTTACCTATTTCCCTCATATGAAATCGGCAAGTTGCATTTGTTAAATCTACAGCATCACCATCACCGTTTTTAAGTGCAGCCCGTAAAGATGGAGTAGTGTCATTTTGCTTAATATGAAAACTCATTATGCGGCCTCGTTTATTTCTTGGACTAGTATAGCATCATTTGGTTGATCTTGCGATAGTTCCGCTGCATTTGCAACGCCAGCATATTCAAACCGCCTAGCACGGCCAGCACTCAATATAGCATCCTGACCAGTTAATACAAACGCATTTGGTACGTTTACGTCTATTGTATTTGCAATACCAGCGGCAAATCCCGTTAATGTAAATATGCCAGCTTGTGGGGCAATACTAATAGTTGGGTCTAATATAGCATCTTCACCCGTAAATGTGAATGTGCCAACATCAGCCGTTATAACTTGTGTTTCAATAAATGCGTTTGCTTGACCAGTCACCGTAAATGTACCAGTGCCGCCAAGTAATCTATTTGTTACTTTAATTGCAGCATCTTCAACACCTAATACAAACCTACCGACATCACCAAAAATACCTTCTGCAAGATCAAAATTATTGGCTTGACCAGTAAGCGTAAATGAACCAGCACCACCAACTAAAGCATTATTAATAAATAATCCTACGTCTTGGCCAGTAAGCGTATAAGTTCCATTATTCGCTGTTTTATTAGTAGCTATGTCTATATCTTGGAAAGTGTAGGTAAATGATCCAGCATCAGAAATCAGTGCGTAACCACGGTTAAATTCGACAGCCTGACCAGTTAGCGTATAAGAGCCGTTATCAGCCTCTAGGAATACAGTTGGGAAAATACCTATATCTTGGCCAGTTAATGTAAAAGAGCCTGTACCCGTGCTTCTATTTACGCTGTTGGCTATGTTTTGACCAGTTAAGGCAAATGCTTCAGCACCACCAGCTATTTTCACGCCAAATACTGCGTCCTGACCAGTAACTGAATATGATACATGGCCAGCCTCTAATTTCTTATTTATTCCGAATGGTTGACCAGATAAGCCAAATGTTCCAACACCAGCAACCTTGCTGTATTGGTTGTTTATGCCTTGCGCTGTTACAATGAATGTACCTTGTGGCGCTACTAAAGAATATCCTTGCGGCAAGTCAGAAGCTTGGCCTGTAAGTGTAAATGACCCACTTCCAGCAGTAAGCGGTCTTATTGCAACTACATCACTAGTTTGCCCTGTAAGAGTAAAGCTACCAGTTCCAGCCGCTTTTTTAATGGTAAATGCTACAGCTTGCCCTGTAAGTGTAAAGCTACCAGCATCAGCAGTTAATGTTAATTCCTGAACACCAACATCATCGGCCAGTGCTGCTGCTGCTATAGGGCCAAAGCCTAACATTACTTACTCCTTATGGGGAAACTGGCCAATCCTCATCCGACAAATTCGGCCAAGCATCATCATCTGGCAAATTTCTTAGCTCATTTCTGTACGTAGCCCACGCGGTCTTGTCCTCATTGCTTAATGGGCTGTCATTCATCTGTGTCCAATCAGTATCATCCAAAAGTTTGTTACGTGTAATTCTGTGACCTTCGGCTGTCTTTGCGTCTAGCGTTGCCTGATAAGCAGCTTCATGTTCTGCCTTGGTAGTCTTCTTGCCATCTTCGTCAGTAGTATCAGAGAACATGTCACGAGCTACAAAACGCTCGACCCAGTTGCCTTTACTATCTTGCTCGACACCATCACGCACACTTATCTGATATGCGCCGACTGTCGCTGGTGGGGATGGTAAAACAGGATCTATATTCATCGCATCACAGACATTAGCATTCCATTTACTAAATGACATGTTTGAAAAGGATGCTTTCCAGTCACTTTGCGTTTTGACCTCGCCACTTGTGCGTTCTCTATATTCACTCATAAGATCAATCCTTTCGTATAATTCTATTAGGCAGCTATGGCATAGAATATGTAATCAACACCGTTTTCATTTGTGTAAAATCCACTTGCGTCATGGACTACTTGAAACCCACCGCTGTAGGGATCAATTTCGTCCAGACTTGAATACTCTGCGCCATTGTTGTGTAGATACATTTGAGGCTCTGTGCCAGAATTTATCCCTCTTACACTATCGTATAAAATCCAAGGGCCAGACCCTTTTTTCTTCAAAATTACAAGGGCTGCACCTGACGAAAATCCACAGTCAATGTTTTGACTAGAGCCGTTTCCCGTGTATTCTCCAATTTTTGAAATACCCGATAATGACCCGAATAGTAGTGCCAAGTATTTAGAGCCGCTTTTATTTGTTAAGTCATCTGTGCCAACTGTAAAAACACTGCTAGTTGGAGCAGTAGAGTTTAACAAAGCTGCTCTGTTAGTGCCAAGTCCTTGCTCGTTTAATTTTTGCATTAAAGTGGTAGGGGAAGACAAGTCCTTGTGATATACCATCCAGTCGAAGCCGCCACTATCAAAACACTTCAACCACATCATATCCACCGAACCATCTAAGTTGTGCGGAATGTTTTGTGCCGAACCTGTTCCCAAATATACGGTACAATCAAAATAACCTTTCGCACGCTTCCACATCCAACTGTAATAAGTCGATAAGTTCGAAGTTGAATTATACCATCCATTCATGAAATCGAACGTAGAGGTGCTATTACTAGCTACAGCATTAGTATTATTTACATCAAAAAATTGACCTGTTGTGTGCCTAGTTGTTAGTTGCCAGTCACTTGAACTTGTAACTTGTCTTTGAATTGCCATATCGACAATAAAGTTTGACTTCCATAGTGGTAGAGTTGTGCCTGATCCATTCGCTACAGCAAAAACCTCAGAGCTTGAAGTTGGCTCTTTCATCGAACGCGCTATGGCTATGTAAATGTATTCTCTACTGCCACCTAGACTATCAACCCCAGCGAAACCATTAGGCAGTATAGATATTGAACCATGATCACTTTCAGCGTTATTTTTATCGGCAAAAAGTCGTTTATCGTTACTAGTGCTTAGTCTTGTAAAGGTAGCTCCACTATCGTCAGGCGCTCCACCATCTCCTGTCGCGCCACGCATTGCGTCTAGCATAAACCATTCTTTTCCGCTGTGACTTACACACTTATACATTACAAATTGCGGCTCAAACCCACAATTGACTTCAAAACTTCCAAAAGTAGCCCCAGCGGTAAAACCTCCACAGCTTATAACTGGGCTATCACCGTCACTTCCGAAGCCAGTTGATGATCCGTCATTTGGGTGGTGTGCGAATAGGTAGGCTACAAAATTTTGACCACTTTGATTTGTTGCATTTCCACCGACAGTAAAAACAGTACTAGTTGGTGCTGTATCACTCCAGAAAGCATCATTATCTACCCTAGCATCTGTAAGATTTAAATTATTAGCGTAATCTTGTGGTGCGGAAGAATGCATTCCTCGATGGTAAACTACCCAATCATCTGATCCATCACTTAGGTTTTTCACTAGCATCATGGCTGGAACTGCATTTAATGAATGTGATATATTTCTTGGGTGTGATCCCGATCCTGTCCACGTCACAATTGCAAAATAATTTTCAGCCTGACGCCAGCACCAATTTACATAACTATAACCGCTGACGTTTTGACGCGCACCAGAAGTATTAACAAATGTAAAACCGTTTGAATTAAAAGACGATATACTTCCGTCGGTGTCTTCGGCATTTGCTTCATTTGGATATAAATCTTTTGTTCCACCGCGTACTGTATCAACAATCATTGGGTCTTCAGCTAAATCTCTATTTTTAAACCAGAGCATTCCGCCCTCAGAACTCAAATCAATATTGTTCGTGATTGTCTGTGCTGCGTTTGTTCCCTCGTACAAGCTTGTAGAAAACACATCTGAAATATCAAGACCACCACTACTAGCCGCCGCCGAACCAGCCGCTGCCTTTAATAATTTAGTTGATATCTTCATTACTTAATATCCTGACCAGCGACCAACAGATTGTATATCGTGCCACCGTCTGTGGTAAATATTACAAACGTATCAATGGCATTTGCCGTTGCTGTTAGTGTCGGTGCAGTACCACCCACAAAGTCTACACTTGCTGGAAATGTCACTGTGTAACCACTAGCAGACGCATCCTGTTTTATTTTGAGAACAAAACTAGATACCTTGCCAGATGCGGCTGGGTTGCTAAACGTATACGTTACATTCTCAGTCAGCGTATGCTCAAACACATTACCATCACGTAAGTTAAGCGTAGCAGCATTAGAACTAGACGTAACAGAAGTGCTTTCTTCTATTGTTCCGTTGTCGAATGTAGCCACACCATTTGCGTCTGTTGTAACGAAAGCACTTGCATTAGTAGTTCCTAGCGCATTAGGCAACGCTATCTCATATGTAGAGTTTGCGCTATGTGGTGGACTAGCAACTGTAACCCCGTGAGAATTAGCCTCACAGTTTAAAACTATTTTTGCTGAATTTGTGTTACCTTTTACAACAACTTTACCCGTGCCATTAGGTGCAAGCTCTAGGTTTGCATTTGACGTAGTAACAATATCGTTACCGTTCATATCTAGGTTGCCGCCTAGACTTGGAGTCGTGTCACTAACCAAATCTGAAAGCTTGGCGTCTAACTGCGTTTGTATTGCGCTTGTAACGCCGTCTACGTAGTTTAGCTCCGTCGCTGTAGCGGTAATGCTTAGATCAGATAGCTGCTTGACAAGTGGATGGCCACCTGCCGTTGAGCCGTCGTGGACAACCGCCGTATCCTTGTCAGTATCAACTGTAATTTCACCAACAGCGCCAGTAAATGAACTATGCTGCGAAGTTGTGCCGCGTCTGAATTGAACTTGTTTAGCCATCAGCTAAGCCCTCCATAATCGTCTAAATTAGCGACTGTTCCAGTTACTAAGCCGTAATCTTCATCAATAAAAAAATCGTCTTTTGTTGCGGTAATCATAACTTTAGCCGCGCCAGCAAGAGTAATAGCATTATCACTGTTGCTACTTTCAGAAACCGTTCTAGTGAGTGTAGTGCCGCTATGGGTATATACACCAGTTCCGATTTCAAAGTTACTACCTTCTTCTACTAGGTAACGTACAGTGTCACCATCAGAAACACCGCCACCAGCAAATGTTTGATAACCACTTTCCGCTGATCCAAGCGTAATAGTGCCAGTTCCAGTTGTGGCCGTAGCAACCTTAACCCGATTAGCTAAAACAACCATATATCACCTTATGCTAACTGAATGACACCATTAGACGCTGAAAAATCAACTGTTAAACTATCACCATCATTGAGTGTTAAGGATGAACCATAATCATAATATCCAATCAACGGATCTGCTGGAGTACTTACAGTATCATCGAATATGTAAACATATCTAAATGGGCCTGTAGAACCACCAGAAGAAGTAAGCGTCAGATCAGCAAGAACAAGCTTATATGTGCCACTTGCTTGAGCAGATGATGATGTGGTTACATTTCGTGATGATAAATTAGAATATGAAACTTGAGTAACATTTCCTAATATTCCATTGCCATCTGCTGAAGGGTCTGAACTTTCAGAAGATGGTGATGTATTTGATAAAGCAATAGCAATCTGATCGCTTTCTAAATCCATGTTGTGAACTGCATTTTTCACAAAGTCATTAATCTTATTAAATGTTGCCATTTTGGGAACTCCATTATCTTAGCATATGCAAACGCATTGTAACGCATTTTTTCGAAGTTGCAAAGTCTAGGATGGCTTATCTGGAAAATTTGGGTTACTTGGATCAGTTGTGTTTGACGGCAAGTCTCTTAGCGTTTGCCGATATGTAGCCCATTCAGCTTTTTTAGTCTCACTTAGTGGAGTGTCTAACGTTTGTGTCCAATCACTATCGGATAAATATCCGTTGCGCCTCTTGCGTAATTCATTCCAAGCATAATCATCTATCACTTCTTCTATGTCGGTTTGTGACTTTCGTACTGGCTGACCATCTATAATGTTATATTCATCACTTGAGTATTCACCCTCAATTATAGAACCGTTTAATAGAGCATCACTTTCTGACCCTTCAAATATCATTTTAATATTATTTGTTGCTGGATCGTATATTGTATATTTGGTCATCTGTAACGCCTCAAGATAGTAAGCTCTAGTTTGCAAGTAGGGCTTGTAATACCGCTAAGTCCTGAAATGGTTACTTTGACATTTCGCGTACCACTAGCAACGGTTTTACCACCGCTTAAAGTTTGCAAACCTAAAAGAATACTCCCAGTAATGTTAATTCCAGAAACCTCCGTACCATCTATATATAGTTGATAGGTTGCAGTATCTCCTGACCCAGCCGATCCAAAAATTGCTAAATTAGCTATAGCTATTATACCTCCAGCATAGCTCATACTCACATTAGTATCTAAATCCGTTGTTTGACCATTTGTTAAAGTTGTAGTTCCAAAAGAGCCAGTAGTTGAAAGTGTAATACTTTCACCAGCAACTTTAAGTGTATCAACGGCTGCATTTTTGATTTTAGCATTTTCTATCAAACCATCGTTAATTTGTGCCACTCTTGTAATAAGCCCTGAAGTAGCAAGTAAACCACTTGTAATTGTATTTGCTGCTATTTGAGTTGCAGTAATTGTATTAGCTTGTATTTTAGCAGCCGTTACAGCATTGGCCGCTAGTTTTGGTGTAGATATTTCACCATCAGCTATTTCAGTTGCAGTAATACTATTTGCCCCTACTGCTGCAACAATTTCAGCCCAAGTTGAACCTGTCCATCTGTAAAGCTTATTATCACTGGTGAGAAAAACTTGCTGGTTTACATAATCACCAGATGCTGGAAGTGAACTAACTGGTTCAATAATATCTAAACCAGCATCTATAAATATCTGTCTTATACCATTTTCAAAATCAGCATCATCTAAAAATGTAGTAGTAGCAGAAACACCAGAAGTAAAAGCCGACTTATTACCAGAATAATCGACTGATTTTAGAAAGTAATATCTAGTCTGATTTAATCCTAAATTTGTTCTAGTAAAAGTATCACCAGCAGAAATGCCAACCAAAGTTGATCCAGACGAATTATTAACGGTATTTTCGTATATTTCTACAAAATTTAGATCAGCATCTGCTGGATTAGTCCAATCAATAGTAATAAATTTAAAACCACCCGTAGCAGATATAGAAGTCGGAACGGCTGGTGCTGTTGTATCACCGCCACCAGTAAATAGAACTGTAGAATATGCCCCTTTGTTACCTTGTGAGCCTACAGCCCTAACCCTAATAGTATACTGAACGCCATCAACTAGTGGAGAAACTTCAATACTATTTTCTATTGTAGTAGTGGAATTATAAACGCTATCTGCTACAGCTTTCCATTCAACTTCATAATGATCGACAAATTTATTATTAGCAGCCGTCCAAGAAAGTATGACAGAATTAATAAATGTTCCATCACTGGTTGTTCTACCGCCACCAGATGCAGTAAGATTATTTATAGCTAAACCGTCAAAGACATTTGGTAAAACAGTATTATCTTTTTCAAAGTCTGTTTCTTCTGCTGACCAGCTAAAAACGCTTTGGGTAAGCTCCCTAAGTGTCATATTGACAATTAATTCACCTGTTTCCTTAAAGGCAAATGCCCACCGCTGCACCTCAAACGTCTTAGCACTAAATCCTAGTCTAGAATTAGTAATGCTAATTACATCACCAACTTGAACGCTCAATGCCCGTAAACCAAAATCAGCAGTAATAGTAAGCTGCTGCCTATTTCTATATAAAGCAATCTTAGCAATACGTTGCGCCATAGAATGACTAGATGTCATTGGCAATCTAATATCAGCAGAACTTTCTATGCCACCGTCAGCAGTAATAAAGGTTGATGATTTTATTTCTTTATAATCTGTTTCTTGCCAATTACTACCAGCGCCACGCCATGTACCTTTGACTATATTGAAATTATCACGCCTGCTATGACGGGTGCTGACTTCTATATTTGATCTTAAATCATCTTCATCAAACGTCTTAATTGATGCAGTCCAAGCCGCTGCTTTCATTCTCCACTCACCTTGAGCGAACCATAATAAGCCACCCATTGAACGGGCTAGGGTATCCAGTATATCTTTGGGCTGTGAAGAAGTTACAAATGAGCCATTAGTTTCATATCGGTTTTCTGTACCTGATCCAGCTAACGTAACATTTTCATCACATATGTTTGCCGCTGTAGAAACTAAAGTGTCATCAATTTCACTGGCGTTTGCGTCCAAACCATATCCAGAAAATAGATAATCCCGTAGACATAAGGCTGAATTAGCTGACCAGCCAATTGAAGATGTTCTAGGATCATAAACCTTTTTCCCCCTTACTAAAGCCGTAAAAACTGGCTGACCCGTAGGAAATACATCAGCATCATATTTTAGCCTTACATAAATATAAGCTATTCCTGATAATTTATGGTCATTTGTCCAGTGACCATCACTTTCACTTACTAAATCACTGTCGGCTGATTGCCCTGCTGTTCCTACGTGGGTATTTATTCTTACAAAGCCATTATATCTTGTTGTCGTATTGCTATCAGGATCAGTGGCATTTGTTACTTCACCATCACCATCGAGAGTTAATTCCAATTCATCTAGGTAAAGTTTTTGAAAGCTATCCACCTCATGGCCAGCTACTGCAATAACTTTGTGTAAATATAAGTTATCGTCAGTTGCTTCTGTATATACAACCACGCCACCAACCTTAGTTTCACCATATATTATTTGATGTGGCGCTGCTGGGTTTACTGCATTTACATCATATCCACGGCCAGCATCACCAAGAGACGGTCTTGGTGTAAGTGCATTAAGAGCAAAGCCAATAGCTGCATTTATTAGAAATTGCCTTGCAAATGTGCTAAATACAAAAGCTGTTGTAAAATATGCTGTTGATGTGGCGGCTGCGCTGATTGCCGCTACAACTAATGTTACTGGATCTTGCGGTATATCTTTTTGCCAAGATTTAGGGCCAAATGGCATCTGGTCTAAAAATGACTTGCTTTTATATAATGCTCGTAAAGTCATTAGGTGACACTCCAAAATATATCGGGCTTTTCTGTGGGTAAGAATACCAAACCTTTATTACCAACAAAAGCCGCTAAATCAGACACTACCACACCAAATGCAATCGGTAAAACTACTTTATCCTCACCCATATCACGGCCAACGATAGTGCCTCTAGGTGGATATTCTGTATATATTCTGGTCAATCTGCTATCTACAGCATCAAGAAAATCTTTGTATTCTGATCGTGTATTAAATTTTCTATATTCTACCAAAGCATTTTTTGCACTGTCATATCTGTGCAAATACTCATCACAAAAACCGCTTCCTATCTGCATTTGAACACACGTATTAGCAAAAGTTAAACAATCGTGATAGCCCCACTCAAAAGGCTCATCTTGTACTGTTTCTATATAATCAAATAATCTTTTATCCCAATCTACCAACTTCATTCACTGGTTTTGCCCCAAGCTATCACTTTATTTTGCAAACTATCAACAAACTGTAAGCCTTTATCAGTTGTCACGCCTAATCCTGATAATCTTGCTTGTTGGCTTTGATCTGTGAAACGTAAAACTCTAGGACGTTCCAAATCCACTAATCTATTTTCTACTGTAAGAGTTACAGTGGAAGTTTCTGGCCCTTCATCAATTATCATTTGATCCATAAAACCCTGAAATACTTCAGAGCTATCACCGCCTACAATACCGAAATAAATAGTGCATAGACGGCCCTGATAAGCCTCAGTAAGTGCATCTGATAGGATTGATGAAGGTATACCGCTTAAAACCAATGTAGCACCTTTAGCGGCTATCTCAGCCGTTTCTTCAATATTACTTATAGAAAGTAAAGTACCAGCCCCAGTATATGTATTAGAGCTAATTGTTAAGTCACCAACACCCGTCCAAAGACGTAGATTTGCACCGTCAAAAGCTAAATCGACAGCCATGTATGGTTGTACAACTTCACCTTCTAAAGCACTTGTAATCGAAGATTGTAAGTCTCTTGACATTAGATAGCCTCTACTGCGCTAAAACTAATATTATAGAAACCATCAGAACTAATATCCCAATTCTGTTCATTGGACGCCAATCTAAATCTGCTCTTAGGGTATGTTAAATCACCAGTTGCTGTAGATGCAGCCGCACGTAAAGATGGCCAGATTTCCAATGTGCCATCACCAGTTTTGTCTAGTGTCACCTGATATAACCTAGTGCTTGCTCCACTGCCTAACGAAAAATAGTCACCTCTCAGAAGCGTAGCACTGCCACTATTTACATCAGCCGTAACGCTAGTATCTCCAGCAGAACCAGTAATAGTTAATGATGTGGCCGTTCCGTGTGGACTGTTGGCTAATGGTGGCCCTAATAAAAACGTACCATATTGACCGCGTAAAGCATTGAGCCAACCCGTCCATTTTTCAGCATTAGTTTCATTCATAGGTGGTAAAGTTAAATCTGCTTCCCAGCACATACCAGCGTGAGCAACGACTTGTTGAGCCATACTAAATGGGGAGCGTGATACAGAAACCACATTCCTAGCTCTAAATGATATGCTTTGGATACCAGTGTGAGTTGGTAAATCTAGTGGATAAGATATAGCCATTAGCCAAATGCAGCCGCGTAGCTGCCCCCTCTACGTCTTGCGTCTAATACTGCTGATTTAGAAGCTTCTACTATTTTAGGAAGCATAGATTGTATTTCAGAACGGCTTACACCCTCTTGAAAGTTATTGTATTGATTTATCACAAGCCCCTGACCGCCAAGCTTATTATTTGGTATTATATGACCTGATCTATGTGGTACTAATATTTCTGGGCCACGCTCACCAACTATTGTAGCCCTACCACCAGTAACAGGCCCACCCATAGCGTTAGCTGGTAATGATGGAATAGACTTCATCAACATAGCGACAATTCCCGTACCCTCTCCTGTTTCAGCGTTGAATGAGCCTACCAAACGCTGTACCACCAGCACTTTATACAACTGAGCTATTATATCTCTAGCCATCGACCTAAAAGCGTCTTTGACTGATTTAGTGCCTGTTGAGATAGCCATAAAACCTTCTTCTAGAGTTGACTTCATAGTATCGGCAAATGTTTGTGTACGTTTTTGCATGGATTCCATAGCATCTTTATTGGCTTTATCTACCATTTTAAAATACTTGCGTAAGTCGATTAGCTGTAAATCTTTTATGTTTCCAACGACATTATCAATTAAAGAACCTTCTTGCTTGCTTTGATTTCTGAGCTGTTTCAATCGATCTTGAAGTTCCTCAATATTTCTCCCTAACATTTCAACCACAGTTATTGGAGTATCGCGTCCAAACTCATCTTGAAGAAATCCAAATATTTCTGGTTCACCTCGAATATTAAGAGCGTCTTTTGCTGCTTGCATAACTTGTTGAATCTTCTTTAAGGCAATATCAAACTTAACTCTAAGTATTTCTATTTGCCTACTTATAGAACTAACCACAGTTCCAACAATAACACCCATCACCTGAAAAGCGTTGATAATACCATTTAATACGGTTATCACAGCTTCTTTTAGAACATTAAAAGCTGCTTTCAATCCATCAAGTATTGGTCTTAAACCCTCAAAAGCTGGCTTTATGTCAGCAAAAAACTGCTTAAAGTCGAATGACATACTTTTTGCGCTTTTACCCATCATAGCAATGGCACCACCAACCGCTATAATACCACCGATAATCATACCTTTAGGGCCAAAGATAGATGCTAACTGTGGGCCTTGCATGGTCATAATCCGTAGTGCATCCGTACCCATAGAAGCCTGAACAGCCATATCTTGAAACTGTAATGATGCTAAACCAAGTCCTCTAGTCATGCCCATGTTTGATTTAACGACCCTCTGGGTAGCGCGTGTATGACGCTGCATAACTTGGGTTGATTGCGTCATTTGTCGGTTGACGTTACCCAGTTGCTGCTGAACCTTTTGCATTTGAGGGACAGCGTTACCAACTGCGTTCATTTCAAACGTAAGTCTTTCAGTGGCCATTCTTTTCCCGTTCCTCTTTTATTTTAAAATAAGCGACCCACTCATTATATTCTGAATATGTCATTTCTTCAATTTCTGATATTGTCTTTCCCAAGTGTTCAGCAAGTGAAATGAGACTATATCTAAATGGATCGCTCCTTAGTTTTTTTCCTGTTCCTCGGCTGTAATGTTTTCAAATATAGCGCCAAATACAGCAGCTATAGTTCCAATAGTTTCACCCATTAAAACAGGTTTATCTTCTAGTGTGAAAACCTTTTCACCATCTTTATCTTCACACTTTCTAATTATTAATTCTACCATTCCTGACATTGTGGGATTAGTCAGAAAGTCTTTATTTTTACGCTGTAGAAATTCAATATCACGGGCTGTAATATAATTAAAGAATAGGGTAAGGGGCTTATCATCCTCGCCCCATTCTTCAATATCTACTTGACCGCGTTCTTTATCAGCTCTTTTAGCTGCGATACGTTTTGCAAGTGTCATAGTCCTACTTATACAGTTGTTTCAGTTAATGCCCCACTACCTTGCACTGAAATAGTCATTTCTACAAGCCCATCAAATGTAGAATTTATAGTGCGGCCAGTAACAATAGCTGTACCACCGTAATAAGTATCGCCAGAAGTTGCACCTTCTGGATATAAATTAAGGGTTACAGATGCTCCAACAGTAAGAGCCGTTTGACCACCCGTATTGGTTTCATCCCAAAAAACGTCAACTGAACCCGTGAACTGTTTAAGGGAAGGGACGTAAGTTCTGGCGGTGTCACCCATGCTAGTCGTTTCAAGTGTGTCGGCTGTTTCTTCGATGCTAAATGATCGAATTTCTGCTATTGCTGTGTCAGAACCAGCCGTGCCGACTTTAACCGTCCCTTCACTTCCTGTATGTGTTGCCATTTCGGTTACTCCTTATTTGGCTGTTTCTACATCATTTATTGCTGTAACATATCTGATTGAATAAGTCAGCTTTGCAATACCTAATATTTGGTCAGCTTCACCGTCAAATTGTATTTCAGTAGATGTTAGAACACTAAATTTAGCAAGACCATTGACCGTAAAATCTCCAGCCATTGCTTCTTCGACTTGGACGGCTATTGCGTCCACATCATCATCGAACTTGCTTGTTTCTCGAACATATATATCTATGTCTAAAGTCAAGTCTCTGATAACGTCTGTAACACCAGCGTTCATTCGCTCACTGGCTTCAGCCCCAGTATATACGCTTATAGCTGGTAAGTTTTCTTCATTGAATGGGTGTACCCTAGTAGTAAACACACGTCTTTTCACCAACGATACGTTTTGGCTTAGTAGAGTTGCTACCCTATCTCTTATCTGGCGTCTTACGTGTGCCATCTACTGCTTTTCCAATTGAATGACACTGACACCAGTTCCATCGTGGATATAAGCTACAACGCGATAATTTACACTATCTACAACTAGGAAATCATCTTCTGCTATATTCGGTATATCAGTGGTTCTACAGGTAAATCGTGGCTGTTCCTGATGTACAGCAGCTATACCGCCAGCATCAACAGGAACAGTTTCATTGTCAAATATTCCTTTGATGGTGCTATCACCTAAACCTAGCTTTCGTTGATAGGTTACAGATTTTGCAAACTCCTGAACATTAAGAAGTAAGGTAATATCATCAGCGAAAGAAATAGCCATTAATCATCACTTTCTGGCTTTTCTAATTCTTCATCGGATTTCTTTAGTCCGACACTGCGATTGCTTTTCTTAGGTGGCTTTGGCTTATCTGCTGGTTCAGCATAACCACGGTCAATTAACTTCTGGCCAATTCTGTCCATTACTTCATATTCCTCACCAGCCATAAGGTTTTCACCCGTTCCAGCAAAACACTTTTGTATAACTTTAATTTTCATTGTGTTTCTTTCATTGGCTTAAAAGTGGGGCATTGCTGCCCCACCTGTTAATATTAAGCTACTGATACCTCATTAGTGATACCAAAGCTTACAGCGTTTCTCACACCTACGTCTAGTTCAGCGTGTAGAACCATTCTCACAGTTCCAGCTTTTGAACCACTGAATGGATCAACTAAGATGCTTGGAGCGCCAAACTGAGCAATCATCAACTGGCTAAAGTCACCAAAGATCAATGCTGAAGCGTCATTACCACCATCACCTGGATCTAGTGTTGTTGGTACGTTTGATGTGAAGCCCATTGGATAGCCGTAAAGGTTATTCCACGGGTCATTCAAGATCATAACGCTATCAGTTGAAGATACTTTAGCTGTTGAAGCTAGTTTAGCTTTAACTGCTGGATGTGATAGGAAGCCAGCAGCATTACCATTGACTATTCCATTATCTTCTTCAACCAACTTCACTAGGTTGATGATGTCAGCCCATGTAAGGCTATCAACATCAGTACCTGATGAAATGTCTAGATCATTTACGCCAGATGTATTTAAAATACCTGTTGGTTGACCACCTGAACCAGAACCCTGAATTGCATAAAATTCAGTTCTGTCGGCTGCTGAAGCAAGTAAGTCATTTCTGATTATTTGCTCAATAGCTGGTACACTTTCCAACATTAACAAACGTGACATATCAACAAATGCACCCATTGTTCTTGGCTGCAATGTAACTCCACCGTCTGTACCAGCACCATCGCCAACATCTGCTAATTCTTCTACAAATGCAGCATTAGCTCCAGTTGCTAGTTTTGGCATTTTTATTCTGTTGGTTAGACCACTTAGGTAAGTTGTTCCTAGACCGCCTAGAACTTGTCTAGCACGTAGCGCCTCAATGAACATATCACTACGGTGTTCAGTTGGTACGAAATCATCAAATACAACTTCTGCACCTGAACCGCCAGTAGCTGCTGTTGATAATGGCCCTCGTTGCCCCCATGCAAAATCAGGCACATAAACACCTTCTGCATCGCGGCCAACACGTGTGGCTATTTCATCATTGATTTCACGCTCGTACCCAGCCTTACGCCAATCACCAGTAATTTGAGCTTGGATCATTCTACCAAGAGAATAACTCTTTTGCTCTTTTACTGGAGCGTCAACTTGTGCTGGTGCAATGTCTAGTGGCTTATCACCAATAGCATCAAGCAAATTACCACGGAATTGGTCTACTGACATACCGCTTGCAATTGCTTCATTACCTAAGTCGCGTTTATTATGCTTGGCTGCTAATGCCAAGATTTCAGCATCGTTCTTTCTTGCGGCTCGAACTGCATCAGCTTTAACCGCGTCAAGATCGATGTTATTTTTGACTTCTTCAGTCATAACTTCATCTCCTTCAGATGTTTGAGTTAAGGGTTCTGCTGGAACTGATCGCCCGACACCAACAAGACTTGACTGATCTGCTGGTACACTAACAATACTAATTTCCATTGGTGTGGTAGCAACCCTGTAGTATTCTTCAGGGTCATCATCACGTTTTATTCGGCCATCAATTCGATAGCCTACACTGATGTTTTGTCTGATGCCATCAGTAACATCATTGAACACTTCTGAAGCTAGTCCACCTTTTCCAAAACGAACCATTGCTCGTAGACGCCGAGCATCTTCATCAAGTTCAACTCCTTCAATCACGCCAATTTGCTTTTCCATATCATGGTCAAGTAATAATGGAGCGCGACCACTATTCAGAAAGTCTAAATTCATACTATCACTGGAATGGTCTATAACTTCCATTCCAAATGATCTTTCTACAGGTTCTTCTGTAGATACACCGACTTTTACACGTCTTTCATCAATATCCACGGCCTTTTCATCCATGTAATGGCCGCGTTTTTCCATATCTTCACGTACAAATCTTTCTTCTTCTGTCGGAGCTTCTTCTACACTTTGCTCATTCATAGGCTTGGCAAAAGTAACAATATAAGCTTCTTCAGTTTCTTCTATGTTTATAACATGACGCTTTTTCATTGGCTCAGACCCTTTTTCATTTAGATCAATTGTATCATTTTTTTCATCCATTGTAACATCCCTTTTCTTTGATGACATCGGATGACCTGATGGAAGTAAATCAGTATCATGCTTGCCACTTCTAAATTTACCGTTCCGCAAAGCATATAAATAACTGTTGACACGGGCATAAGCCCATTGTTCAGGCGATTTAACGCTAGGTCTTACGCTTTGTGGATTAGTCTTATATGCACCAATACCGCGATTAAATACCGATATTAGAGTTCTAGTGGTAGTACGTTTAGACGCAACATTACCAACATCTTCATTATGATCTTCTGCTTTCTTAGCTAAACCTTTACGAACTGCATCAGTTACAGCCCTAGTTTCATCTTTTTTAATTCTATCCCGTATATTCTTTGACCAAGTAAACCCAGCATTACCGCCCCATAAAGCCCAAGCTATACGTCCGTTAGATGGGTAACCTTCTTCACCTTGCTCAAATCCTTCCGCTTGCTTATCGACTTCATGCCGACTAAAAAATGAAAACATGCGTAAAACAGTATCTTCTGATAGATTTTTACCACTAACAATATCCCTAGCACGGGCAATTCCTACAGCCGTACCACCTCTACCATGCTCAGATCGCCAATCTAAACCGCGCTGGGCTTCTGTTATCATTCCTTCTGTTGGTTTATAGCTCATCTGCGTCACTTACTTCTGGTTGAACAGGTGCTTTTGCCCCAAAGGGTTCAAATGCAGTCGATAGGCCATATCTTTCAGCCATTTCTTTGTCAGAAGCTATCTGGCTAAATAATTCTTCTACATCCCTTCCATAATTTGCGGCTATATCATTCATGCTTACAATACCGTTAGATAATGCTGTAACGTGAGCATTAATTTCTCTTTGTGGATCAACCCAAGCAAAGCCACGGCCACGGAAATGCAAGTTATCAGCAAATTTATCATACTTAGATATTGGTATTGGTATATCACCAAAAGACAAAGCACTTCCTAACCAGTTTCTAAATACTGGCTCACAAAAGTGTTCTATTATATATGATTGTAGTGTTTTGTAATGATCGCGTTCCTCAATTGTGCCTTGACGTATAGAACTATAAGAAACACCCTTTAGATCATTTGATAAGCTTGTATAAGATACGTTTAAACCAGACGCGATACCGCGTAATACGGCCTGTTCAAATTCAGCGAATGCAGAAGTTGGATGGGCTGGATCAATCATCTTAAAATCATGCCCCGATGGTAACTGATAAACAGAAGCTGGAGCCATATCAATTACAGGCACTTCATCATCTGTTTCATCATCACCAACAAACTCATCACCATCTGGAGTGGTAATGATACCAAACTTAGCAGCCGCAGCCCTAGCAGCAACTAACTCAGCTTCTCTATATCCATGCAACATCTTTAATGATGCTATTGCTGGAGACATAAACGGTTCACCTCTAGTCTGGTGCATCCTATTCTGTATGAATAAATGTAATATTTCATTGGCTGGTACACGTATATGCTTGCGTTCAGCGCCTACTGCAAAATTCAATGTATCATTTGGATGTCCCGTAAGAACATAATATGCTACTGGCTTATGATATTCATCTAGCTCCACACCCATTCTAATCTGGTTACCATTTGCTGCTTTACCATTTTTATCTTGGTCAATGAGTTCAGCTTCAATAAACTGCAATGCAAAACCGTCTCTAAATCGTCTATTTTGCACAAACTTTATAAATACTTCACCATCACGCGCTAATGTCTCACAAACGTATCTTTGGCAATCCAACCAAGACATACGCCCACTTACTTCACAATTACCTAATCTTCCCCAAGCCTTGAACGCATTTTCTAGAATTGTATTACCAGCAGCGTCTAATGATCTATCATCATTTGTAGCTCTAACCTGTAGCGTAAAGCCTTTTTCACCGACTACATTGGTTCTAATTAGGTTAAGAAATCTTTTTGCATATTCATTATTTCTAGCTAAATCACGGCTTCTATTACGTAAAACAGGTAAGCTTGCACGTAACTCACTATCTGCTGATGAACTAGAACCAATAAAATCACTAAATAATCTACCCTGATTAGCTCCAGCGTAACTTCTGCGTCTTTTCCTACCACGCTTAACTAATTCTATATCGGCTTGTCTTTGTGGTATTAGAAAATCAAACAAGCCCATTTTAGAACCTCATTAATATAGTGGATGATGTTTTGCGGCCATGCTTGACATCAATCTTACGTTTTATAGCTTTTACTTCACGTCTGTAGTAATCACGCCAAGTTAATAATTCATCAGGTGACATTTTAGTAAGTGACCGTCCAGCAATGCTATAGCTGCTTAAATCACCGTCAGCACGGTTTTCTAATACAGCCTCAATCTTATTTAGCATCTTTTCAGCGTGTTCACGTGGATCACTAGAAACGTCTAGATCAGGCTCAACATCAATTTCACCAGTATCAACAATAATCCTAGCACTATCGCTATTGCGTAAAACCTCTAGCTGGTAGTGATAATGACCCTCATTATAATCATCAGACGTAGTTGAAAGTATTGTAAATAGGTAATCATCATCAGACGCTGTAGCCGTGACACTAAACTCATTACTTGTGCCAGTTGCTGATCTAGCTAAAAATGTCACCGTATATGCTGTGTTTGGGTAATCAGTGCCTAAAGTCGTGTTTTTCCATTGGACAAAATCACCAACGGTAAAGCTTCTAGGTATCTCAGTTGGTGCATTTGTCGCGTCAAATAAATTAGCCATCAATTAATATCCTGTAACAAAATTATTCGGACGCGGCTTGAATACACGCCTTGCATTTGTTCCTTGTTGCGATTTTACACTATTTTTACCTCGTTTGGCAATTGCATCCATGTTAATATTTAAAAGAGCAAATCCAGCCGTAGCGTAAACACGGCAATCTAACGCCTCATTCCGCGTTCTAATCTTGATCCATTCACGTCTTTGCCGACCCTTAAAGTATCGGATTACCTTCTTTTCAGCCGTCAACATTCTAAAGTATTCTTCACTCCTATCGGTTGGAAAGTGACAATACCCATCCATATCATCAGTAGCTTTAAGACGTGCATAGATTAATTCTTTTGCCGTATCTGTACCAACAGGAAATAAATTTATTTTACCAATATTGTTTTTTGACGGTCTACCAATAATTGGCTTACCTTCACCACCAACACCCTTGATAGCAAATATTCTTTTACCCGTTCTGTTCTTCACATAATTATAAACAGCTTGCGTAAAGTGACCACCACTATCAATCATAGTTGCTCTAATTGGCATATCACCAAATTCAGCATGGTAATATTTCTGACTTACGATTTCATCAAAGTCTTTCCATAGCTGTTTACTGGATGGATCACCATATATTTCATTATATTCAAGGGAATAACTGCTTTCATTTCTAGTCCATCCAACCACTTCATATGCTATTCTATCATCTTGAACATCAGCACCACACGTAATAACCAGCACATCATCAGGCACATTATCGCCCCAATCTTCACGCCTTTGGAACAGATCAAACTCGTCTACTCCTTCTCCTTCTTCTTCAAACGTCTCACCTAAAGTTGTGTTAATCCAAGTTCTTAGCCTCATTGGATCACTTTTAGACTGCAAGAAATCCCTGACTATATCAGCTAGTGGAGTCCACGGGGAATATATACCTGACAAATGAAAGCCAGCAGTTTTACCATCACCTTCAGCCGTTTTAATCCATTTGCCAGCCCGTATAGCTCTCCATCTGGCCGCATCATTCCATAATGAACCACAATTAGCGCAAGAATATTCTGCTGTATTCGGATCATTATCAGTCCAAATAACTTGTGACCACTTTAAATCTTGTGAATGGCCACAATCCTTACATCCAACAAAAAACTTTCTTTTATCACTATTTTCATAAGCCGCTTCTATTCTGCTAGCGTTTTTCTCAGTAGGAGTAGAAACCATAATAATCTTTCTGTTCCAGAATGTTGCTGACCTTTTACGGGCTAAAGATACTGGATCACCTTCCGTACCAGCACTTATTGGGTATCTGTCAACCTCATCACATAATATTATTCGGCAAGGTCTAGACGCCAGTGAACTTGGACTATTAGCACCACAAGCTGTAACATGACCGCCAGAAAATACCTTATGCAAAGTTGTATTGCCGCTATCTCTTGATCTTGGGTCTTTTATCTTTTCTGACAATACTGGTGTATCTCTTATGGCTGGTGCAAGTCTATCTTTTGACCAAGTTTGTGCCATTTCTAAAGTTGGCTGAACTACCAGCATTGGCGCTGGGTCTTGATGTATATGGAAACCCACAACATTATTAATTAGCTCAGTTTTGCCAATTTGTGCGGCCGTCATTAATACGATATTTTCTATATCTGGATCACTTACAGCATCCATCATGCCACGCTGATATTCGGCTCTACTGGTTGACCAGCGGCCAGCTTCAGCAGAACTTTCACTGGATAATTGTCTATAGTTGTCAGCCCATTGTGAAACCGTTAAATCTGGTGGTGGCGCTAAAGCCGTTGCCATTACTTCTTCAAGTCTACGCCTTAATTTTTCACTTTGCTGTTTGTTAACCGTATCCGACCAAATCACTTAATGCGTCTTTCATGTTCATTTCTATTAATAACTTAGCTTCCTTAACATTAGCACTAGCATGGACTTCAGCAGCTATTTTTGACGGCAATGCTAATAATTTGGTCTTAGCCTTTAATAATTGCTTCTCAAAGTCTTTAGCCACCAATTCAATATAAACTAGATCACCACGTTCAATGGCGTTTTCCATTTCTTTGGCGTCAGCCTGTTCTTTAGCTAGCCTAGCACGTTCAGCACCTAAATCTAAATCTCCAGCCGCAGCCCGACCAGATGCAATAGCCCTAAAATGCTTAATATATTCGGCTCTGACTTCATCAATATTGTATTTACCACCATTCTTTTTTGTGATTACACCTTCTTTAATCAGCTTTGATAACGCTGGTTGCGTAGTGTTTAAATGTTGCGCTATTTCAGTCAATGACGACATAATATTATAATCAACCCTCTATATAGTTTCTATCGCTAGAAATAATTTGCAGTCCGAATTACCA